GGAAAGGCGAACAGAGTAGGAGATGTCTCATGATATGACTCATCATGTGGAGATCGAATCCGAATCGTCAGGTCGACTGAACGATTTGTATTCGACAGGGAATTCAGGCTCGAAATTCAAGAAGTTGGACCATTCACCAGGCCTACGCGGGTCAATGGGGACCATCACGTAGTTCGTCCAATAATCAGACCAATCCTTCTTACAATGTAATTGCAACAAGGGATGACTGATCACTTGGATCGAGTTGAGACTGTCGAAATAATCTTCAATCTCTATTTGGTGGGACACAGGGATGTTATATAGATCCTCCATGAGAAACCTAGTACGTAACTGAGGTGCTCGCTGAAGTATATTAGCCTCATCCCTGAGGGCTTCTTGTAACTGGTCCCTTTCCCATAAGGAACCATAGGATGCCAAAACGTTTCCAATGTTAAGATTATGACCTTTGTACTTGCGGGTACATCTCAGAACATACTGCGCAAACTTGGAAACTAACGGGCAACCAGGATATTGGTGAGCTAAACTAAGAGCTTTGCAACGTAACAATCGTAAGAGCTTAGATTCTGAAGCTCCAGCATACCTTGTGCTAGTCCAACCTGTAGAGACGATGGTTTCAATAGGGTCAACAATGTTGATCCTATCTTCGACATCGAAGATCAAACCGCAGAAAGATGCTGTTTCTAACGAAAGATGGGTCTCGGCCTTGATGATTAGCCCCAATTGAGCGAAATCAGCTTCGGTCGGTAAGTCTCCATCAGCCCGATAGAGACCATCGTCACCTTCTACGACTCCGACAAGATTAGTGCAACCTTTCTTCATGCACATAAAGTCCATGAACATAAAGTTGGAAAAACCATTGCCAAGAGAAGTGTTCATTTCACCAGACATCCGTTTGGCGCGAATGCTCATAGAGAAATTCTTGAACTGAATTTGATTCACTCCAAGCTGAGTTTCTCGCATGAGCGACAGTAAGTCAGATCCTCCATCAACGTTTTCGAGGAGGTATTCATATAGTTGGAATTCACACGCATCTTGTAATTCTTCTACGAAAAGCGATTCAAAGGCTGAATAATCTGAAACAAAATATTTGGCTCCTTCTTGATAGAGAAGATCTCTGACATACTGCGCACGATCCTTCACGGGGATATGCTTAATAAAGAAGGGATGTTGATACACCAAATGTTCCATGGCTTTGAATGCCGGCCCGACCATGCACTTGTATTGATCAGAGCGCGAATTGATAGCCCGGGCGTGTTTGTACTCGGGATAGCATTCATCTTTCATGAAAGATTTGACGATCTTCCACTTTCGATCAGTGGGATCGTCGATCTGGGAGAACGCACGTCGGAGCTCATTCTTCCTCCACAAAGGGTAATTTGTTTTAGATAACCAAGTCTCTAAAGTCAAATCAGCATCTGAAGGAAGACGTTCGAAAAGCTCACGAACGCGGCGATGAACGAATACTCGGAATTCCTCGAGTAAAGAACGATCGATAGGAGGAGGATTCATCGCAAATCTCTTCCTAACACCAGCAGCCGTGG